GTAGGGGTTTTTCCTTATGCCTAGTAATCTGTCGTTCATACATTGGCAGGAGCGTAGGGGTAGACCCTGTGGGTTGAGGAAATTTATAGAGAAAATCTTTAGGTGCATTTCATGAATAAGGAACCACCCCCTGACCCCCTTGGTGGCCCGATAGGGTGCCTCTGTGTAGCATTTGTGCCACGCATGTGTTGCACAAGTATCACAGCCCAGTAGGTGTTGCATAAGTATCACACATTGAGGTATCATGTTACCCCACGTTATATTATAACATGCAGGTCAAATCCCTATCGCACATATTCAAATCTTTGCATCCCTTTGATTACATTCACACATTCATATCTGTGCATCTACGCACCATGCCAACGGATACACATTCACATTCACGCATGGATGCACAAGCTTGTGCCAAGGTAACATATTCACAGTCTGGCATGTGTTTCCCTCACGTGTGTGCGTGCGTGATGCCTGTGCGTGATCCATTCCCAAAGATCAAACGCATTACTTAACATGTTAAGTTTTACCTGGTGATCGATCTTATCGGGCTTGCCCCTGCGTTTATCCATGAGAACGAATTAGCAACATCAACCTTTGGCTTGGGGATAACCTTGCCGAGTTGCAACATGAAGGAATCTACATGACAGGGGATATCGTGGAAAGCCTAGTTGTCGAATGGCTAGAGTCGGCTAACGGCAACAGCCCCGAGTGTGGCTTGATGGTGGACCTAATCAACTGTGCCTTGGCCTCTATCAATTATGAGGAAGTAGCTAGGCACTATTTGGATTGACAGAGTTTTGCCCATGTGGGAAGCTTCATGGGCAATGCTAAGGCAATCTTAACCAAAGGGGAAATATCATGTGGAAGGGTAATCTTCTGTCGTGCGGTTCAAACGCAAAGACCGTTAAGGGTGACGGTTCAGAATACTTGACGGCTATCATGTATCTAACACCATGGAAAAGCGCAGGCATTAACGTCTGCCCTATGGCGGAGCAAGCTCAGTGCATTGAGGGTTGTCTCAATAGCGCAGGCCGTGGACAAATGTCTAGCGTCCAGATAGGGCGGGCACGTAAGACACAATGGTTCGCACAAGATCGGCAAGGCTTCATGGCTCAGCTTGTCGCAGACTTGGAAAGCTTTGTGTCGTATTGCAGCAAGAAGGGCATCCAGCCTTGCGTTAGGCTTAACGGGACAAGTGATATCCGTTGGGAGCTTATCCCTGTGGAAGGTCACAAGAATATCATGGAAGCTTTCCCTTCTGTGGTCTGGTATGACTATACAAAGATTGCCAATCGGCGCAATGTTCCTGCTAATTACCACCTAACGTGGTCCTATAGCGGCGCTAATGAAGCGTATGCCAAGCAACACGCAATCGCTAAGGCTAATGGGCTGAATATCGCTGTCGTTTTCAGACGCAAGGGGGATATCCCTACGGAATTCCTTGGGCTTCCCACGATTGACGGGGATCGGGACGATATGCGCTTTCTTGACCCTAAGGGCGTAGTCGTGGCACTGTATGCCAAGGGTAAGGCTAAGCAAGATCAATCCGGCTTTGTTGTCGGTTAACAGGAGGGTAAGACATGATCTGGACTATTCACAGAGACGGACGATACTTTGTCGCATCCCATAACGGGCACAGCTTTGAGCTAGGGGAGATGGGCAAGGATCGTTGGCTACTAAGGCACTGGCCTTTGGGCAAGTCTAGCAGTGACTGGCATGACGCGACTAGCGCAGAAGATGGAAAAGCAAAAGCAAAGGAGCTTTCTAAATGATCCACACAACTGAACACTTTGCCACTGAGGTAGAGGCGCACAAGCGTGGTGCAGACTTTGTAGATGGCTGGGGCTATGGGTATGGCGCTACGTATGCCGTATGGTTCTCAGAAACCTATGGACAGTGGACCTGTAGCATGTCACGTTATTCAAGCTGTGACTAATCGCAAACGACACAAAGAAAGGGAAAGATCATGGATCATGTGCTAGTAATGGATAAGGCTGTGGCAGCGGCTAAGACAGAGGCTGTCGGTATCCTTAACAGGTGGTGGGACGGAAAGGATGCAGGGGCTTGTGGCTTTGCTTGGGTCAACATCAAGCCTAAGCACAAGGGTAACACAAAGGAAGGGAAGGCTGAACGTGTTATTCTTAGGGAGATGGGGTTCAGTCCCGATTGGACGGGTAAAGAGTTTACCTACTGGAATCCGTCTGAGCTTGGGGTGCAGAACGTAGACTCTAAGTATGCAGGTGCAATGGCAGCGGCCCAAGTGCTACGGGATCATGGCTTTGATGCCTACGCTAACTCACGTTTGGATTGAGGGGGGACGACAATGGACATAGACAATTTCCTTAGTGATCTGGCATATGATATCAAGGTGGTGCAGGCTAACGCATCACAGGCTAAGGCCGAGGCATTCAGGTTCGACTCGCTATCTGATGCTCTTGATGGGTTAGACGCTGTGATGGATAGCTTAGGGACCATACGGGCCAGCATCCTTAGGGTCAGGGAAGACGCTGAGTATAACGCAATCATGCAGAAGGTGACGACAAAATGCTGAGCAATGCAAGAGACTTCGCAATCATCCTTTGGGTGGGTATGCAAGGATTTGGGTGGTTTCATCCGTCGTCCTATGGTATCTTCCAAGCACAAGTAGAACAGGCGTATCTGGAACATGCAGATCGTCTAGGTTATTGGGGGGAATGAACATGAGTGCATCAGAACATCAATACAAGGCGGAGCTAACCTCTCTGTCGTTTGTGCGGGGTAACCTACGCCGTGCCGTAGAGGAAGCCGAATGGCTAGGGGATGATGAACGTCTGGCCAGCCTTGAGATAGAGCTTGAGATGGTAGAGGGTAAGATCGCCAAGGGTCAACTCTACGAACCTAACTGGTGATGAGGTATGGGAAGCATAATCTACACAGCCTTTGTCCTTCTTCTTGTCGTCAACCTACATGTGATAATTCCGCCACTGTTTCTTGTCGTAAGAAGCCTAGTGAAGAATAGTGATTGACGGATCAAAGAATGTCTGTATGCTAGGGCCGTGCCCCTGCGCGGGGTATATTAGTCTCTCCTATAGGTCAACGTAGAGGATAACGTAGATGACCAACACTAAATCTCTTCCTTCTATAGGCTACCTACGCCAGCGTCTACGTTATGAACCTGAGACAGGTAAGCTGTTCTGGTTGGATCATGAGGGTATGCCTCCAATGTGGCGCTCTAGGTGGGCAGGTAAGGAAGCTTTCACAGCCAAGGACAAAGGCTACCATGTAGGGGCTGTCAATGCTCTTGGACTTATGGCCCATCGTGTAGCTTGGGCAGTCTACCATGGTGAGTGGCCTAGTAACCAGATTGACCATATCAACGGCATCACCTACGACAACCGCATCATCAATCTTCGTGTCGTTACGACTACGGAAAATGCCCGTAATGCAAACATGAAGAGCAACAACACGAGCGGCATCACTGGGGTGACTTGGGATAACGGAAAGAGTAGGTGGAAGGCTCAGATCATGGTCAACGGACGTTGTGTAAACCTTGGTCGTTTCAAGACCATTGCGGAAGCCGCAGCAGTGCGTAAGGAAGCAGCCACTAAGTATGGGTTCACTGAACGTCATGGCACTAAGGCGGAGAGAGTAGAATGACCAACATACCTCGACTACCCTGCCCCTTTGTCGATTGCGGCAGCAGTGATGCCTTCTCATGGGATACCGACAAGGCTTGCGGTAAGTGCCATAGCTGTGATAAGGGTTACCCTAGTAGGAAGCCTACCTTTGATTGGGCCAGTGAAGAATACCCTACGGAATGGACACACAAGGAGAGCCATACCATGAACAACAACAACACGAACCAGACTACCCTATCTGTCGTTAAAGAGGAATACTTGACGCCTGTCTATCGGACCATGCGTTCTATCAGCGACAAGACTATGCAGTTCTATTCCGTGAAGACCTACGTCAATGCTGATGGTGAGAGCATCCGACAGGAATACGTCTACCCCTCTGGTGGTAAGAAGTTCAGGACATTGCCTAAGTCTTTTCGTGTGGAAAACTTCAAGAGCGATGAGCTATTCGGCATGGACAAGTTCAATGCTGGCAGTGCTAAGGCTGTCGTTATCACCGAGGGTGAGCTTGACGCTATGTCTGCCTTCCAGATGCTAGGGGATAAGGTTCCTTGCGTCTCTTTGCCATCCGCTACGCCAAGCCAGAAGCTCTTCGAGAAGTGCCGCGATTGGTTGGATAGCTTCGAGAAGATTTATGTGTCGTTTGATAGCGACATGAAGGCCGAGCCTGTAGCGCAGAAGCTTGCGAACCTCTTCCCCAATCGTGTCTACGCTATCCCTCACGACAAGTATAAGGATGCCAATGAGTTCCTTGAGGCTGGTGCCAAGGACAGCTATCGCACTGCCTTCCAGCAGGCGCGTAAGTATATCCCTGACAACATCTTCAATACGACAGAACAATTCCTGTCCATCCTGCACGACGATGATGAT